TAGCATTAATGATCTGCCACCACAAGTCTCTAGCATTTACAATCTTTGTAGGCTCATTAGTCTTAGGGTCAATCAATCTAAAGTCTGCATCGTCTTCGACAGCTTTGAGAAACTCATTGGTAAGGTTGATACCATTGTGAAGATTAAGATTCTTACGATTAATATCACCACCTGATTCTTTACGCATGTTAATGAACTCTTCAATCTCAGGGTGAGATATATCCATGTAAGCTGCATAGCTTCCACGTCTTGTAGTGCCTTGATTGAAGGCTAACATCTGTGAATCAACTACATGTATGAAAGGAATTGAACCAGTAGAACGACTCCCGTGAGTAGTAGATATACCGTTACTCCTAACGTCACCCCAATATCCACCAATACCTCCACCCGAAGATGCCAACCATATATTTTCATCATAGTGATCTGATAAACCATTCCTGCTATCAGGTACATAATTAAGGAAACAGCTAATAGGAAGCCCACGACTTGTTCCCCCGTTGCTAAGTATAGGAGTGCTAAACATGAACCAGCAATTG